GGCAGGGCGAGGCGCGGCGGCTTCGCCTCCCGCTCCAGGCGCACCCTCAGGCGTCTTACCTACAGCTACCTCACAAACGGTGCCAGTTCCTGGGCCTTCATTACCTTCTACGAGTCCACTACCCCCGCCGAACAAGGCGCCTTCGACCTCATCCACCCCGGCTGGCAGTCTGAGACGCCTGCCGGAGTGTGATGGACCCTCTATGGCCGCCACTAAGGCTGATCCAGAGGGCGAGAAACCAATAAAGGTTCTCGAGCAGAGGGTATCAGAGGCCGTCTTGCCACCTCGCTCTGCCAGGCGCAGTGCGCGGCGTGCGGTCGCGAATCTAGACGAGGAGCTCTACTACCATTTGCTCCGCTTCTCCACCTTCCGTGATCGCACTGTGTCTCTCATGCAAACCCTCCTCGCGAAAGCTTATAAGTTTCTCGACGACCATGACACAACAGCCATCACCTATAAAGATCGCTGGACGGCAGCTATCGCTGCAACGACGCGTGCCATGGACGTTACCCCACAGGAGGTCTGCGCCCGCAACCACTTCAAGAACACGGAGCAGGCTGACCAGCGAGCAAAGAACCACAAGCTCATCACAACCGGTTTTGTGGGACACTCTGGGCCGTTCAGGTCCGTGTGCACTCCCCTGCCAACGTAGGACGTATGGGGCCTGCCCGCCGTCTGTGTTTCAGGTATGGTGCCCTTAAGGGCCCCCATCACAGGCAGCTGGGTTCAGGCCGGGCCCCAACACTGTACCTCCAAAAGACGTACCTATCCTTTATTACCTTCGTCCTCTTCCGTAGTCTACACCCACTCTGATTGTGTCTGTAATGAAGTCACTGCTCTCCTGGGTAGACACCAAGCCAAGGTCCCTCCTGGGCCTAGCCCATCCGTCACCACTGACCTCTGTGCTGTTCTCAAGCCCTATGTTCAGCACGTGTCTCCCTGGACCTACGAACAAGTTATACTCTCGTACCCCTCCACTCGTCGCAAGCCTCTCGTTAAAGCACACCAATCCCTATTGACCGATCCTGTCCAGAAGTCTGATGCCACCATAAAAATGTTTCTCAAAGACGACAAGTACACCACTGACAAGCCCCATAAGGCTCCCCGATGTATCCAGTATCGGTCAAAGCGCTATTGCCTCGCGCTCTCGCGGCACCTCAAGCCAATCGAACACATGTGTTACGAGATGCTTGATGGGTATGGTACCCGCATCATAGCCAAGGGCCGTAACTCGTACCAGCGCGCCCAAGACCTCCTGGACAAGTCGCTCGCCTTTTCAAATCCCACCTACTTGTTGCTGGACCACTCCAACTTCGACGCCCACTGTTCCATACCTCTCCTCACCGTAGAGCACGAATTCTATAACAGGTGCTCCGGCGACCCAGAACTCAAACAACTTTTAAGGTGGCAAATGACCAACCGTGG